AGAAATCCTTGACGCGCATGCCCTTTCGAACCATGAACGTCCCGCGCTCCGTGTCGTATTCGAGCACCGTGTTGTTTTCGCTCAGAACGTCGCTCTCGCTTTCCTTGATGCACATCGCCAGATAGTAGATGTGGTTGCACACGCAGGCTCTCGCCGCGCCGTCCATCCCCTCCATGCGCATCCGCATCGTTTCATACAGCGCGTCCCGGCTGAGCAGCCGCAGCGTGTTTCCGTCGTACAGGCCGATTCCGTTCTGCGACAGGTACAGCATGCTCGTCCTGTCCGTGCAGATGCTCCGTTCCTCGACGGGGCCATCTGTGCCGTAGGCCTCCGTGATCGTGAAGCTGCTCGGGTCGGTGCCGCGAATTTCGAAGATCGTCTGCTCCTTCACCGCCAGCAGATACCCGCCGAAGGGTTCCAGCGCGATAAACTTGTCGCCGTCCCATGTCGGCTGGTTAATCACGCCGCCGCCCAGCTCCGGCGTTTCAGCGACATTCGTCCAGTTGAACGGGTCGTATGGCCGCGAATAAAAGATGCTGTCCGGGTATCCTTCCGCGCCCGTTCCCCAGATGCGCTCTGCGTGCCGCCCAAGCGTCGCGAACTTCACCTCGGCGTATGCGTCGCCAATCGTCAGCGCCTTCTTTTCTACCCGAAGGTCGCTTCCGTATACCGCGATCATGCCGTCCTTCGCGTTGGAGAGGATCAGGATATCCACCGTCGCCCCGCCCTCCGTCGTCTCGTAGGTGACGGAAGACCACACGTCGCTCTTGTACCCCTCCGAGCGCTTCACCCAGCCCTCTGTGCCCATCGTGTAGGTGTAAATCGCGCCGCCCGCCGCCGCAACGTACACGTCCGCGTCGTCCGGTCTCGTGCGCCGATAGAACCGCGCCAGCGTCTCAATCTGCGCGCCCAGCGCCGGAAACGCGCGGCTCGTGCCGTAGCTCGAAGCCAAAAGCCCGCGCTCCGTGCGGATGTTCTGCGCAAGGTAGGCGTAGTCGGTGTTGATGTTCGTGTCGCCCGCCGCCTGATATACGCCCTTCGGCGTGGGGATTGTGAACCGCCCCTGATAATCGCTGTCTGAAATGCTCACCTTTGCTCCCTCCTTCGTCCCTTCATTCGATATTTTCCCCCTATGCCTCCCTCCCCGAGGGAGGTGGTCGCCGCAGCGACCGGAAGGAGTTCCCGCAGGCGGCCAACGCCTTCACCTGCAATACCTCGCATCCGTAACATCATAAATGTGCTTGAGATGCGTCACGCTGCCCATGCCCTGCGGCCTCAGCCGCTGCATGCCCCGGAGGAAGCTGTTCAGATAGAACTGCGCCCGGCTCTGCTTGGCCAGATTCCCGCTGGACAGATGGCGGTAACAGATGTAGTCCGCAAGCGCCGCGTGCGCATATTCCGGGATTTGCGGCTCGTCGTCCCCGTCCTCCATCGGGTAAAACGCCACCTCGCATACGGCGCGCAGCGTCTTTCCCGCCAGATCGCCCCTCCAGATGTGCAGGCCGCGCCCGTCCGGGTCAAGGTCGTAGCCCACGTCGCGGCCGTATTCGTCCCTCAGCTCCACCACGCGCGTGACCAACATTCCCGGAACGGG